GCAAGAGCTCGCGATAGGCGCAGACCTCCAGCAGCTTGCGCGCGGGCTCGCTTTGCAGGTCGATCACCGGCGCAATCGGCGGGAAGCGCGCCACCAGATCGTCGCGCATCGCCCGCAGGATGACCTCGAAGTCCAGCTCCTCGATGACGCCCGGAGCTGGGAGCGAGGAAAGGTCGATCGTGCTGATGGTGCTCATGGCGTTCCCTTATCTGCAATCGCGAGACCGACCTCGTCGGCATCAATCACCAGGCTGCGCAAACCGGCGGAGGTGGGATCGCCCAGCAGGGCCCGGGGGCGATATTCGCCAGAGATCGACAGGCGCACCACACCGTCCCGGGTGACATCCTTCAGCCCAATCTCCGTCACCTTGAACCGGGGCTCCCATTGCTCGATCGCCGAGGTGAAGGCCGCAAGAAACAGCGGCACCTCCGATCTGTTGATCTGCCGCCCGAGCAGCGTGGGCACAAACGAGCCGTACCATTCGCGCATGACGCGCGCGCCGAACCGCGTCGTGAAGATGTCCTGCAGGGACTGCACTACATGCGGCCAACCCATGAGCGTGCCCCCCGAGGCCGCGTTCAGGCCAACCGAGGGGCTGTTGTGATTTGGCACCATGTCGAATGCGTCCCATTGACCAAGGACCGGTCGTTCACCAGAAGCCGATCCAACCAGTAGAACGCGACTCGAGTGAACCGATCACCATGAAAAAATGCATGTATTGCGGCGGCACTGTCCGGGAGACCGATGAGACCTGCCCGAACTGCGAAGAGCCCACAGCACCCATCCTGCGGAAGAAACCGGCTCCAAAGGGACCCGTGTTCCAGACCACGCGGACGAAGCAAGACGGAGAGGCAGACACAGCTGACAAAGATGACGGCTGAGGGCCGCGGTTTACTGCTTCGGAGACGCACCGCGTTCTTTGCTGATTTTAGCCTGGCCATCACCGTTCTTGGGTCTTGTTGCCGTTTGGCTTTGCGCTGCATCGCCAATGTGCTCAGGCGCATCGGTGTTGACGTCCAGCAGCCGTAGCGTGCCAAGCCGAACCTCATGTTCGGCCTGTTTCTCGGTCAGCGTCAGGACCGTCCCGACGCCGGTATTGTTGGTCCCGGCGACGAAACGCCCGGCTGTCTCGGTGATTGCGTAGCGTGGCATGTGATGTCCTTCTATCCTGCGAAGACGTCCGGCGAGCCGCCGGTGATGGCACCTGCGTCGATGGCGTCACCGACCCGGGCAATTGACATTGAATTGACGAACACCGTGGCGCTGCCGCCAGCGATGGAGACCGTGTGCGGGAGGCACAGTTTGCCGACCAGGCGCGTGTGTGACGCAGAAGGGTCGCCCTGGCGCGATACACCAATACCGTTGGCAAAGACGTTTCCGCTGCCCCCGGCAATCGTGCTCGCCCCGTCGCAGAGATGGCCCGTTGCAAACGGGTCCCCGATCCGCGCCACTGCTGGCATCTGCGCCTCCGTCAGTTGAGATCGATGCGCGCGCCTGTGATCTTCACGCCCGCATCTGTCATCTCGATGCTGCTGCCGCCCGTGGAGAGCGTGACCTTCGCCGAGCTCAGTTCGAACAGCGTACCGCCCACATCGACGCGGACCAGATCATCCGCCAGCGTCATGCGGACATTGCCATAGGTCACGACATTCTCGTCGCCCGCTTTGGACGGGCTCGGGTTGCCGCCGTGATGGGTCAGAGGCAGCGCCACCGCCTGCTGGAAATCCCCGCTGGGCGACATCGCCGTGAGCTGTTGCCCCACCGTGGGTGGGGTGTGCACGCGCAGCGCTCCCGAGAATTGCGCATAGGGCACCCAGGGCGACAGGAACCGCCCCTCAGCTCCGTGGGCGGGTCCAAGGTCCAGCCGGACGCGCTGGCGCTCGGGATCCACTTCCGCCACCGTGCCGTGGCGCAGAACTCCCGCAAACCGCCGCTCCAGCTCGGCCACCCGGGAGACCAGCTCGACCAATTCGCGCACCGCCATCAGAGCGCGTCCTCGGTCACGGTGACCACGCCGGCCCCGGTGCTGATTGCCCCGATAATAAACGCGACCGGGTCCACCAAAGGCACGTCCCCCGCGCCAAGCCCGAGGCCGTCCGAGACCTCGAGTGGGACACCCAATGCGTGCGCCGCGCGTCGCCACTCGGGAACAAGCGTGCCCTCAATCTCCGCGCGGATCAGCGATGCGATGCCGGCCATCGCCGCGTCCGCCTCCATGAGCGTCAGCACCTTCGACCATGCCCCGGCCGCAGGGAGTGCAGCGCCGGGGACGGGAGCGTCGATCAGATCGCAGCTAAGCGTCAGCTGACGCGCCGCGAAGCGTACACCGTTCTCAGCGGAGGCCCCGCGTCGCGACACCTGCCGTGTGATCTGCGGCACCAGCATCATCCACGCTCGGGACCACGCCCCGTCATCCCGCGTCAGCGCCGAGACCACCTGATGCTCCATCAGGTCCAGCGTCAGCTCCATCCCCTCGTCTGTGTTCGGGATGGCGATGGTAATAGCGCCGCCGTCTCCGTCCTCGGCTGGAACCTCGACGCGCGAGGCAATGGCAAGCTCGATCACCAGATCACAGCGATGCGTGCCGCTGCCGAGGTCGCGCCCGGTCACCTCCAGCGCATGCTCATCCGTGGTCAGCACCAGCAGCGGCTGGCGCTGCGCGGCGATCGTCTGGTCAATCGGGTCCACCGCGCTGTCAAAGACGCGCGCGCCCGCCAGTGTCTTGTCCCGCAAGGCGCGCGCCGCCGCGAGACGCATGGCCAGTCGCGTCAGGCTCATGGCGTCTCGTCCTCCAGAACCAGGATCAAGGTCAGGTCGCCCATGTCCGACGGGTGGACCTGAAAGAGTGCATAGACCGGCGCACCTTCGCGCCCGGTCAGGGTCAGCGCGTCGCCCTTTTGGGGTCGGTCCACAAGGGACTGAACCGTCTGCGCTGCAAGCCAGAACTCCGCACTCTGTGACACAACCCGCGTGCCGCCAGAAAACGCAGCCCCCGCAGTGCTGCCCTTGAGAGGGGCCTCGGCGGGCCCCGCCGAAAACACGCCCGTGACAGTGGTAACCTGGCGGGACGGATCCTCTGCGCGTTCGGCATATTGGGACGAAACACGCGGTCGCAGGACAGCGATCTCCCCAAAGGCCGCGTCAATCGTCCCGGAGACCTGCGCGTCCAGATCATCAAAGAGAGTCATTCTCGGTCCTTTCCGTCCCCAAATCCCGAACCGCACCCTGAGTCGCCCCCCGCCACCGCATCGCGGTGTAGGGCAAGCGCTATTGCGCTCACAGAATCTGGGGATAACTCTGTGGAGCCGGCGGTATGAAGCAGGCTAAAACCCCGTTATCTGGGGCCTTTCATCGAAGCGCCTAAAAAACAGGCAATTCATAACGCATTGATTGTACGTTGTATTTTTTGCGTGCGATCAAAGTTTGGCAAGCCGAAGCAAAATGTAACATTTGAGTGTCAAGGGTGAATAACCTTGACGTGACATCATGTGCCGCGCTGCGGCAAGTGTCAGATATCTCTGACACTATGTCCGCTTGCCTGGGATCAGCACCCGGGGGCGGGTGCAATATTGCAGCGCGTTCATCTGGAACTCGAGGTTCACGCCTTTGCCGTTCTGCATCTCCCATTGCTTGCCGTAGAGGCGCTGACCCGGGGTGTTCACCGTCTCGATGTAATCGGCCGGGGCATAGACCGTGCGGAAGAGGCCGGGGACACCCATGGGCACGAGGTGGCACTTGTCGGTCTCGATGCCGACATTCTGGCCACCGCGATAGTTCATCCAGGTGATGCCGCCGAACTCGAAGGCGCCGTAGATGCCGGACGTCCCCGAATTGATATACGCGTTGCGCAAGCTCGCCGCGTCGGCATACCCCTTGTAGGTCTCGCGCACTTCCGGGTGGGCGATCAGGTCATCGAAGAAAGCATCCCCGCACAGGGCCATGATGCCGGTATAGGGCAGACCGTCCAGGATGGCGGCCATCTGGCGGATCACCCCGGCGCATTTCTTGCGCAGCGCGCCGTCGGTGGCACTGGCATTGTCGAGGTCAAAGTCCACCACCGCCTGCTGGCTTTCGCCGAACTCGGTGAAGTAGTCAAAAAGGACGGAGCCGTCCGCGTCCAGCAGCTGGCCGGTCTTGAGGATGTTGAGCCGGTGGTATTCCTCGGTCAGCGCGAAGAACTGGCTGGCCTCTGCGGCGCGGTCGGCGATCTTCTGCTGCAGCCGCTCGACGGCGACTTCCTGGCCAAAGGCGCGCACCTGCTGGACCTCGTCGGCATAGATGGCATCGTCCACCTGAAAGTGGGGCACTTTCAGCATGCGCATGGCGCGCTTTGATTTGTCGAAGGTCTGACCGGGACCGCCCCGTGGGCTGGCGGAGACCAGCATGCGGTTCTGTTCCTTGTCCTTCTCGATGGCAATATCCAGCGTGTCGATGCTGGTGGTCTGAAACAGCCCCATCTGCCCGATGCGGGACGGGGTGTATTTGATCTCACGAAGCGCGTCCGTGAGGCGCATGACGCTGAAGGCGTCTTGACTGAAGATGTTGAGGATCGACATGGGGGGTCCTTTGTTGCGTCGACACGCCGGTGGCTTGGGCACGCGGGAACGGCCCGCAGCCTGTGGCGGCAGGGGATTGGGCGCGACAGATCAGCCTGCTTCCCAAGTATGCAGGGGATCAGTGATCAGTCTGATGGAAGAGCTGTGCGGTGTTACCGCACGATGATGCCGACAGCGGCCAGATCAGCCTGCGCTGCCGCTTTTTCGGCGGCCTGATCCCGGTCGGGGTGCCAGGTCAGGATTTTGCCGTTCACCTCGGCATCCCGAGTGATGGCGGCAACTGCAACATCACTTGTGGTGGCATCACAGCCATAAAGCGCAATGGCGACTGCGGTCTGGCTGCCATCGGTGGCGCTGACAGCGCTGGCGAG